TATGATTTTCGAATGTTCATACGCTTCTTCCGAAAGTGTTGTCGGTCAAAGTCAAACAGATTGACTAAATTGGTTTTCTTCGCTTGATTAATTCCATCATGAGATAATGACAAGAAACTTAAGATCATTTCTGTTCCACGTTCTTCAGGCGTGAGTAACATATCCTTTGATCTAAATTTCTCCGGATTAACAGCTGAGCCTAACAGTTCAACTAAATCACGGTACCCCCTACCTCGGTGCCACCAGAAACCAAGGTACTTAACACGCTCATCACGTGTCGCAATCATAGATTTAGTGACGTTTAACGTCATACCAAACTTTCCACACAATTTAGACATAGTAGCTAAGTCTAATTTTACACTAAGTGCAAAGACAGAGTCATCCCCTAGTACCATAATGTTTTCAGAATAAACAATATGTCCCGCCACATCAGTAGCCGCAGTAATCACAATGTAATTACAAATCGAACCAACCAACTGAGTGAACCACGATCCACTAGGAATTCCTCTTTTCTTACCAGTATATAGATAACCATCAGGCATCACTATACAACCAGTTAGGAAATTAGTTATTATTTTGTCCCACGCACTTTGTTCAAATTCATCAAATTCACCAAAGTGAGTTCTTAAAATATTAAACGCAGCTCGAATAACGAACGCAGGTACTGTCGCGTCAAATTTACTAAAATCTAACGAATATGAATAATGCTTACGGCTGACAATACTACTCACAAGGGCACCTAATTGGTACCTTTTAAAACCAATACTAATGGTCCTGTTCATGGAGAAATTCTCCATTAAAGAATGCGCAAACATTCCCTCAGTAATAATGACATCTGTGCTAGATCCCCAAACAAGTCGAGTCTTATTAGACAACTGAGTGCGATAAAAGGCTAAAAAAGGTTTAAACCACTTCTTTTGACCAGATTTAGAGTTACCAACAGGTACTTCATTAACCACATCCAGATGATACTTCCAAGCTTCATCCCAACTTTCTTCTTTGTTTTTGAACCATATACCACCACTTTTCTCAAGCTTAATGTACGACTTGAGTGATTCTTCCGCTCGCGTAACAGGTAACTTATTGCCTTTGTTTCCGAAAAGTACAAACGCCCTTTTTATGGAACGTTGAACTTCCTCACTATCTTTAATTTCATAAACGCTCTTTCTTTCACCGAAGAGAGCTAAAGTATCAAATAGCTGTTGAGGATCATAGACGCTAGCAGGTTCGTGCCTGTACTCTATTTTTAACCTATCGAGGATATGTTTAACTTCCCCATCCATGACATGGTAATCATTAGGTTTTGAATACTTCGCTGAATAATCCTTGACTTCAGGATGCTTGTATTCATGAGAACATTTGATTCCATCATCTCTAGAGATGAAGTTATCCCAGGGTGTCAAACCTGTTGACTCGTCACTAACTTGCGCTGTGACTGAAGGTTTCTTCTTACGACCAGCAACATGCAAATGGGCATTATGCTTAATTGCTTTACTGATAATATTAGAATTGGACTTCTTATTGAAAGTCATAATTATACTCCTTAACTGAATTTTATTTTAATAGTTTAACGTACTATCAAACGAAGCTGTCGTCACAACAACTAATTTACAATTGAAAATCACCGTAGGTCATTTCGCTATGTCTAGCATAAATTAATTTGATTAT